AGTCCTTGCTGTCACCAAACATCTCGGATGATGAAGCCTGATAGAACTTACTCTTCGGTGAGAGGAATCTCACGGAGTTAAGAAGATTGAGAGTACCCTGACAGATGGTCTCCGTAGTGTATTCCGGCATCTCAAAGGAGACGGCAACATGGGATTGTGCTGCCAGATTGTAGACCTCGGTGGGTTTGAATTCGGACACAATGCTATTGATCGAACAGGTATCGTTCAGATCGCAATTTCTGAGATAGAACGAAGGATTGAACAACAAGTGATCGATGCGGGATGTACCCGACGATGATGTCCTCCTCTTCATTCCTACGACGGTATATCCCTTGCTGAGGAGCAATTCTGCGAGATAGGAACCATCCTGTCCATTCACACCCGTGATCAAAGCCGTCTTACTTCCTGACATTCGGATATCTCCTTATAAAGTCTTGTACGGACAATTCTAGACCAGCATCCAATGATGTCAAGGAAATACCAGCCTTTGCACTAAAATCAACGAACTCATCGTTGATCGTTGGTTTCTTCAGTATTCCTTCTGGCTTGCTCGTATCGTAGACAACCTCGCCAGAGAAATCCATATGCTTGCAGATTAGTTCCACCACAGAACGGATGGTGTGCTGTTCCCCCGTCGAGACTATCATTATGTCGCCCGTATCCACCTTGTCGAGATGAATAGCCTTCATCACCTTGCCGATGTCGCGGGCATACATGAATTCACGCTCTGCATTGCCACTTCCCCACACATGGAACGGAGTATTGTCACGCTTTGCGATATAGCACTTGTGTATCAGGCTAGGGATCACATGTCCGCTATCCAATGAGTAGTTGTCATTTGGACCATAGAGGTTGCACGGAACTATGCAACGGACCTTCTTTCCGTACTGCTGCCGCAATGCCCTTGCCCCCACCTCAAGCATCCTCTTGGCATAGGCATATCCATAGTTCGTGGGATGCGGTTCTCCGAGATGCAGATCATGTGCATCGACGGGATAGCGAACATCCTTCGGATATACGCAGGTGGACAATATGAATGTCGCTTCCTTGATCTGTGGGTTCTTGGCAACGGCATCCATGACATTGCAAGCCATCATCAGGTTCTCGTTTAGGAAATCGAATATCCTATCCGTATTCCCCTTCACCCCACCGACGAGACCCGCCGCATGAATGATGGTATCGATTGTGGGATTTGCCTCCACAAATGCAGAAACAGATCCACTCTTCAGCAGATCAAGTTCCTGTCTGTTTGGCTTTATCCCAAACGGGATAGATGATCCGACAAGACCAGTACCACCCGTCACAAGCACATTAGTTTCTTGGGATGTATGGATATCCACGCGACCTCCTGAGAGAATAAATCATGTGATCCTTCTGATACAGCGAGGGATTCTCGTTGCGCTGATAAAGGGCATCCTTGCCCTGCTCCATCCACCTGTGCTGTATGATCACCTTGTCGATGTACTTTGCCTTACCCATCGCATAACTGACTTCGGTGAACTCATTGTCTGCAAATACACTGATGTAGGATGGATGATAGATGTATCCGAACCTGTCGAAGTAAGGCTTTCCCAAGATGCACAGCGTGTTCAACTTATCACCACGAAGCCCATCATTGTAATGAAGGACTCCATCGAAATCGGGGAAATGCTCAAGCATGTCGTTGACGATATCATCGTCGTACCCAGTCTTTACGGGAATCATGTCATCCGATGCAAGTAGGAGGATGTCGAACTCCCACCCACGATCCATATCGACATTGACTGCGGATATCTTCGTGGTCGAATCTCCATAGAACCAATGGACATTGCTACCCTGCTCGGACAGCCACTTCTTCATGTCATCGTTGTTCATCGATTCGTCATCCGAATCAAAGGAAAGCACGAAGGTTAGTTCGTGCTTTCCCGATGCCATGTTCTTGTACAAGGAGAATACCTCCTTGAACTTGTCTGGTCGCGACCTAGATGGAAACTTGCAGAGAATCTTAACCTTGCGATCCGCCATACTTGAACTCCTTGGCAACTGCTTCCTCAAGTTTCTTCATGACATCGTCCGTGAAGTACTTCGTGGGGTTCTCATTGATGTTCTTCTCGAAAGCAGTAGTGCCATCGGGAAGTTCGATGCGGGTGGAGACCTTCTTGAAGATGCCGTTGTTGAGAGCGATCTCGGTCAGCCCGTAGTATCGGTTCAGACCGCTGTCGTAGTTCAACTGAACATCGACCTGCTGGTTCTCCTTGGTCAACCGCGACTTGTACAACTTGCAATGGATGATGTTTCCCACGACATCTCCATCCGCATTCTTCTCCTTCTTCTTTGACAGGTAGACGATGGTGGATGCGGCATACTTCAGACCGCTGCCACCACCCATCTCCTTGGTCGGGACATAGGCACCCACGACATCGTAGGTGTGATTGGTCATCACAAGGGGAATCCTTGCCTTGCCCAACTTCATCGTGAGGACTCGGAATGTCGCCTTTACTCCCTGCGCCCTTGTCATGTCACGGACATTCTTGCCCTCAGCCGAATCATTGACTTCCTTCTCGGTGGACAACATTCCAAGCGAGTCGAGGACGATCATCATCGGCTTCCTCTCGCTCTCGTCCATCTCAAGAACCTTGTCAACGATGTTCACGCATTGGGTCTTGAACTCCTCAATGGTTGCCACGGGGAACACAGCAACCCTCTTGGAATCCACACCACGACCTTCGAACATGTCTGAGGTCACGGCTTGCTCGGAGTCGAAGTAGAGGACCATGCCCTCGGGATTGTTCTTGAGGAACTGCGCCACAATCCCAAGGGTGAAATAGGTCTTTCCCGTGGCAGATTCACCCGCAAGGGCGATGATCTTGTTGTCCGCAACACCACCGTACAATGATCCCGATAGGAGCGCATTGAAAGCATAGGAGCCTGTGTCAACGAAACCCGCGACATCTGCACCTTCGATTCCATCCTCAACGATGCTGGCAAACTTGTTGCCAGATTCCTTCACGATCTGCTTTAGGAAGTTCACTTTGTTCTCCTTAGAGAGTGAGAGACAATGGCTTTACGCCGCCGTTAGGCACGACAAGACCCGATCCAAATGCTGTGTTGTACTCATTGACAATGCCCGTCTCAGGCTCAAGGCAATAGATGATCTTGTCGCCATTGATGGTGACAACATCTTCCTTGGCAAGCGGAAGCCAGGGGACGAGAGCAAACTCTCCACCCTTGACCTGTGCAATCCATGCTGGCTTCTTCAGCGTGTATGCATTGTTCTCAATGGTTGTGTTTGCGAGAAGCATCTCACCCGTCGTCAGTCTAAGCAACTTCACACTCATGTTCTATACTCCTTTGTTGGGGTTTCACACACTCTAGCATAGTTAGGATGACAGTCAACCTAACACAAATGATTCTGTGCAACTCATCCGAAGAGACTCTCAAGCGTATCGACCTTCTCGTCAGACCATCCAAGGACACCAAGAATCGTGCGAAGAGGCTCAAGGAATGTCTTGTCGAACTGAAGATCATAGTCGATGAATCCGTCGAGACCCAACTCATCGGGGATCTTGCCCGTGAAGGCAATGACCTTCTCATTCAGCATGTTTGGCGTGATGAGATAGATGAACTTGATCTTGTCGCCTTCACGGATCTCCTGATACTTGCCACCCAACTTGTTCTTTCGAAGGTGGTGGTTGTAGATCAAAGATCCCTTTGTCGCAATCGGCGTACCCTTCTTGTAGATGTTGGTCGGATCGAAATATTCACGCAGACCATTGCACCCACGGGGGAATGCCACCTTCTCAGGCTTCAGCCCCTTGAATTCATTCCTGAACTTCGCGACGAAGTCATGCACAGCAGACTCGTCCTTGTTCATGATGGTTGAGATAACATTCTTGAGGGCATTGCGGACAACCTCGGGCGTGGACGAGCGGGCAGTCTCAATGCCCATGATCTTCAGTTCGGGTTCCTTGAGGTAGACATTCTCCTCACCTATGCGGACATTCAGCATGTACCGCTTCTTGGCAGTCCATATGCCCTTGGCAGCGATGGACTCCCGCTTCATGTGCATCTTATTCTCGTAGGCATTCATCATGACCGCGAGTTTGTCATAGGAATCATTTATGACCTTCTGAAATGCATCATTGGAAACCTTGTCTATGAACTTCGTGATCTTCTCCTCATCCATCTCGTTCGGGAGGAACTTGTCCACGACTCTTCCAAGGTCAAGGTACACGGAGTCGGTGTCGATTGCGATCACATAGTCTGCATCGACCGATCCAACCACCTTGTTGATGTACTTGTTGAGTTCCTTCTCGACCCATTGAACCGACAACTGCCCCGACAGGGTGATTGCCTCAGCGATCTCCTCGTCATAGTAGCGGAACCACTCGTTGCCGATGGCACCGAATGCTGAGTTCAACTGAATCTTACGGACAAGTTGGAAGTTATGGTACTTGCTTATTGCAAGCGAAAGACCTTCTCGTTCCTCTTTAGAAGCATCCTTGGGAAGGGTCTTGAGTGCAGCCTTCGCCTCAAGCATGAGCCGCTTGTATTCCTTGCGCTGCTTGTACATGGTGTCCATGAGTTCTGGAAGAAATCCACGAACATCCCTTCGATAAGTCGTACCATTTGCAGCAAGGCAGAGTTCTTCTCTCTTGGCATTGGATATGGCAGTAGACGCAGACTGCGTTCCTTCGATAAAAGACGATGGAGTGACCTCTCTACGCAGACCGTGGTGCGTCTTCGTCTCGGGGGATAGGTTGTACTGCATGATGAGGTGGGGATATAGAGAGTCGAGGTCGAACGACACAACCCACCTGTGCATACCGACTTGCGGATCCTTGACATACGCACCTTCGAATGACGCATCTTTCTTTCCTTTCTTCTTGGGGGGAATCACGATCTTCTTTGCATGGAGATAGTGATAGATGATCTGATCCCAAGTACGGACTTGGGAGAAGACATCCTGCATGTTCACCTTTGCCGAATACGCAAGCGAGACGGCAAGTTCAAGCAGCCGCAACTTGGCTTCAAGTTTCTGAACGAGCAGGGTATCCTGAATGTTGTACTGCACGAACTTCGTGAAGTCGTTTCGGTAGAAGTCCGCGAAGTTGTCGTGTTCCTGATACGAGATCTTCTTCTCGCCAAGTTCCACGGACGCGATGTGATCCAACTTGTAGGACTCGCGGGTCACATATGTGAACTTCTTGTAGAGGTCGTAGTAGTCGAGGGTATTGATGCCGACGATCTCATAGGTGATGTTCTCTCGCCCATTGATCTCGACCTTGCGATCCTTCAACTTGCCCCACGGGGAGAACTTCTTGGCGAAGGAATCACCGAACAGCCTCTGCATCCTGTGTACAAGGTACGGGATGTCGAAGAACTGCACATTCCATCCCGTCACGATGTCGATGCCAAGGGACTGCCATGTCAGCATGAAGTCGCCAAGCATCTGCTCCTCGTTGTCATAGAGGTTGACGAGAACATCGTTCGGCATCTTGGACTTGTCAACCGTGCCAAGGGCAAATGTGTACTTCTTGCTGCCGCAGATGAGGGTGACGACATTCACCTTCTCGTTCGCGGTAGCAATGTTCGGGAAGCCTTCCTCCGATTCGGTTTCGATGTCGATGTAGGCGATCTTCATCACCTTCATGTCATAGTTGATCTCAGAGGGGTACTCCTCGCCTATGAACTGATAGAGGTAGTCCGTGTTTCCGTGAATGGGATAGGACTTGACATCGCTGTACTTCTCCGTGAACTCACGCGCAGAGTCGATGTCATCGAACACGATTGGCTCGACATACTTCCCGTCGAGCGTCCTCCATGTCTGAGACCTCTGGCTCAACACGAAGAGGGAGGGCTTGAATGCCTCCTCCTCGGTGAACGCGACTCCGTTGTGATATCCACGATGTAGAATGCGATTGCCGCGAATGGCGACATTCGTGTAGAACTTGCTCATGCTCTAAGTATACCTCACTCCAAGACGGAGGCAAGGGTATTCGGGATCTCTTCTTTGATTCTGTTCTCTGCCAACTGAATGTATTC